TGGGGTCAAGTGACCCAGATTAGCTTTTCTCAATAGGTCGTCACTTCCTCGATCCCCCTAGCCCGTCATCCGCTCACCCCCCTACCCCCCCCGAGACAAAAATGCCACTCAGGACATCTAACAGTGTTCCGCACGAGTAATTTTGTAATTTAGCTTTTTGCACAATAAAACGATAGGTTCACAGGTCAATAAAAATTTTTGTGAAATTTTGAAAGGTGAGGGGTTCTAACTGTAGCTATAGCTGTAGCTTTAGTTATAGTTACTTTGGAAGGCAAAAGTAGCTGCCGATTCGGTATTGACACGCGAGTTGTCAAGGGGCATGATATGTTACAATTATCCTATCTATGCATAGATTGTACTAGATAGTACTTACTAGGGAGTAGGTACTAAAAAAACCTTTAGATAGGTTTTTTAGGCGATCATGTACTAGCTAGTACGTACTAGGGGGATAATTGAATCTCACCCAAATGCAGTTTGACCAGATCAGTCAACTCCCTCTTTCCGAGCAGAAAGAGTTTTTAAATCTTATTGAAGAGCTTGAAGAAGCTAGAACCCGTGAGCAATCTAGGGTAAGTTTCATTGATTTTGTGAAAGGGATGTGGCCTGCTTTTATTAATGGCGAGCATCACAAGATCATGGCTGATGCTTTTGAGCGCATAGCGCATGGTGAGTTGAAGCGGTTGATTGTTAATATGCCGCCGCGGCACACCAAGAGTGAGTTTGCTTCGTATTTACTGCCTGCATGGTTTCTGGGGCAGTTTCCTGACAAGAAGGTTATCCAGACAGCGCATACAGCGGAGTTGTCTGTGGGCTTCGGCAGGAAGGTTCGTAACCTTGTAGCTGATGCAGGGTTTAAGAAGATTTTCCCAGAGCTGGCATTACAGGCTGACTCCAAGGCGGCTGGGCGCTGGAGTACCAACAAAGGTGGTGAATACTTTGCTATCGGTGTTGGTGGTGCGGTAACTGGTAAAGGTGCAGACCTGCTTATCATTGATGACCCTCACAGTGAGCAGGAAGGTCAAAGCGCTGATCCCTCGGTATTTGACAAAACCTATGACTGGTATACATCCGGCCCTCGCCAGCGTTTACAACCCGGCGGCGCTATTGTCATCGTTATGACTCGATGGCATATGCGTGACCTGACAGGGAAGATAATCAAGGCTTCGACTCAAAGGGAAGGAACCGATGAGTGGGAAGTCATTGAATTCCCTGCAATTATGTACGAACACCAACCCGAAGAAAAGGCTTTATGGCCCCAGTTCTGGGGGCTTGAAGAGCTTCTTTCCTTGCGTAATGAGCTGCCTGCGGCGAAGTGGAGCGCTCAGTATCAGCAAGACCCTACCTCAGAGGGAGGAGCGCTGGTCAAGCGTGAGTGGTGGAACATCTGGGAACCGGATACCCCGCCACAGTGTGATTTTGTTATCCAGTCATGGGACACGGCATTCCTTAAGACACAGAGGGCTGACTACTCAGCCTGCACCACATGGGGTGTTTTCTCAAAACCCAATGATGAAGGGATAACCACACCCAATATCATCCTGCTGGATGCGTTCAAGAAACGTCTTGAATTTCCAGAACTCAAGAAAGTAGCCTATGAGATGTATCAGGATGTACAACCTGATGCGTTTATTGTTGAAGGCAAAGCGGCTGGTATGCCATTGATCTTTGAACTAAGGGCGATGGGCATTCCGGTTTCCGAATTTACTCCATCACGGGGAAATGACAAGATAGCTAGGGTTAACGCCGTGGCTGATCTGTTTGCCTCCGGGGTGGTGTGGTGTCCTGCAAACCGCTTCGCTGAAGAGGTGATGAATGAGTTTGCGGCATTCCCGTCAGGGGAACATGATGACCTTGTCGATTCATCCACGCAGGCACTGTTAAGATTCAGACAGGGAGGATTCCTCAGTCTCGGCAGTGACGAGGCAGACGACGCGCCCAAGCTTACGCGCACAGCAGATTACTACTAAGTTTAAGGGAGTGTAATAGTGGTGCAATTCCACGGGTTAATCTATCGGAACCCTGCAAGTAGCCGCTCCCGCCAACTCACTGGGAGCTACTATGACTAACGAAGAATATGAAGTATGGCTTAAAGATTTTAATGAAACGATTCTTGGTGGGAGTGGAGTAGAAGCCAAAACCACCCAGCTTGGCGACATGGAAATGACGGTTTATCGAAGCAAAGATACCGAACCAAAGGTTGAGGTCACTGGTAAAATTGATGAGGATGGAGGGGTGGGCATCTTCAGTGCGTCGGGTTATGAGAAAGTTAGACTTGATAGCCTGCCGCCAGAAGTTCAACAACAGATTCTTCAGACTGCGGGCGACAACGAAGAACGGCTGTATATGAAGGATGCGCCTAGCCCGGAAGGTTCTGAGCAAATGGGCCAGAAAAAACAAGCACCAGCCGAGGCTGGGGATGACGATATTTTAGGAGCAATCACGGACATGCTTGTGCATGACCTGAAGCGTAGTAACTTCACCTTCAGGCATGATTTGGAAAAACACAGCAACTGTTTCCCTTATCTCATGCTGGAGCGCTATGAAGAGATTGTTGTTCCCGCCAAACCAAAGAGAATACACAGGCGAATTGCGACGTTTGTGGTAACGCTTGGGTCAAATGAAGCAACCGCTAATTTTGAGCTAAACGCAGAGGAAGCTATATTTCTAGGCAAAGAGCATAGAAAGAAATATCCTAAACGACTACTAGATTCAAAAAGCTGGCCTCGTCAAGAGCGGCCAGCGATCCTTGGGCGTATATTTAACAAGGTTCAGGATGCTATTGTTTGTTTAGAGCTGGCTTATGTTGTTGAGAATCGGCCCGATAAATTGCCGCTTCCAGATATAAGCGAACCTCACATCTCTCACTAGAGGGCAAGATTATGCCAACCTATTACAGAAGCACCGAGCGTAGGCCCGGTCGTGGTATACGGAAAAGCTATCGCCACGGCGGTAGAAACCGGCGCGATGAAGAGGCGCGGGTGATCGGAGTGCAGGATAATGCTGCTGACGAGTTGCGGCGGGTCAGGGGGAGAAGGCCGAAGGACGCAAGGGAAGTGAGAGACAGACGCGCCCAGTTGGCGCGGGTTGGTTCTCGTGAGCGTAATGCCCGTGATGAAATGCGAAGACTGCGCGGCTACCAGATGGGCGGTGGTATTGACTCACTACCCCGACCGCTTGGATTGTCCAGTATGATGCAGCAACCGCGAGGCATGAACGACTACCAGCGTATGGGTTTGGAACCTTTTCAAGGCGGTAGAATGGCATCAAACCCGGTTGGGCAGCGTTTAATGCCGGGGCAGGGGTTCATCCCTCCCGGCCCCAGACAAGCGATGGACTTCTCTGGCTCTCCGTTGTTACAACAGCAATTACAGAAGAGGCTGGCGGCACAGCAAGCTACAGGCCCAACTGGCCCAACTTTTGCCATGCCACGACCCGGCGAGCCTCCACGGACTTTACAACCTTTACCCGCTATAGGCCCACAGCAATTCAGGCCACCCAGACCTTCGAGTTCACCAGCACGAGTATCTCAACAGATAGCCGCCTCTGAAGCGGCATCTCGCAGGCGTTTCCCTCAGTCACAAATATCTACAATGCCTAGCGCGGCTGGCATTCAGAGAGGGGCCGGGCCTAGACCTTGGTTTCCATCCACCCAAAGACCAGAGTATCTTCCTGACAGCCAAGCACAGTTCGTTCCTTGGGCGAGAGGTGGTCGTGTTGGTCTTAAAACAGGCGGGAGAATACCTCGCAAGAAAGGAGCGAAATTCATATGAGGAAGAAACAGGGTTATAACGCCAGACTGGATGAGTCTCTGGGTGAGCGCAACCGTAAGAAAAAGGCTGCCCCCAAAACCAAGCGTACCACCAAGAGAGCGGCTACGCTCTCTCCCGACATTAACCAGCATAAGCGGATGGCGATGGGCGAGAACGTCCTTACCGGCAAGATGATCAAGAGGGCCAAGGGTGGAATGGCAGGTCGTCGCAAGGAAAGCGAAGGTATGGAGAAAGCGAAAGGCCGCCGCAAGTATGCGGCTGTCGGCACGATGGACAAAGGTAAGAAGACCAAGCAGAGAGGCGGTAGAACCGCTGCTGACAGTGCTAGAGCAGCGGCGCGTACCCACCCCCGCGGGTCATGGGCCACGCGCCTCCCGCGAAGCCTGCTTAAAAAAGGTGGTGACGCCAAGACGGTTAAGAAGAGAGCTGGTGGCAGAACCGCTGCTGACAGCAAAGGCAAAGGACATGCTGGTAGTTACCTTAAAGATCATGCAAAGAGGCAGGCTGTACGCGCTCGTGGTTTGACTAAGAAGAGAGGGGGCGGTAGAGCGCCTGCGACTACTGGAGTGAACCTTAACATGGGCGCTCCAAAGGTTAGGACTATTACCGCTCGCGGTATGGGCGCAGCACTTAGAGGTGGTCAGTTCAGGGAAAACACTTAGTGGCAATAGACCGTCAGTTAGGCGTATATCCTCTGGAAGAGCCGGAGGAAGAAGAACTTCAGATTGAGATAGTGAACCCTGAAGCGGTGACTATTACCGATGAAGATGGTTCCGTTCTTGTTGATTTTGATCCCAATGCTGACGAGGTAAGCACCGAACACGGTGATAACCTTGCTGATTTCATGGATCACAACGAGCTGATGAAGCTCGGCAGTGAGCTGGTTAACCTCTATAACGCGGATAAGGAAAGCCGTCATGACTGGGAAGAGTCTTATATTCAGGGGCTAGACCTGCTGGGAATGCGGTTTGAAGATAGAACCACCCCGTGGAACGGAGCATGTGGAGTTTTTCACCCGATGCTGGCCGAGGCGGTGGTCAGATTCCAGTCGCAGACCATCATGGAGATATTCCCTGCCAGCGGCCCAGCCAAGACCACGATCCTTGGTGAGATTACCGACAAGAAGGCCAAGCAGGCAGAGCGGGTACAGGATTACCTCAATTACCTGATGACGGTAGAGATGACCGAATACCGTGGCGAAACGGAAAAGCTGCTTTTCTCTTTACCGATTGCAGGTTCAGCCTTCAGGAAAGTGTATTACGACCCGAGCTTGGGGCGGCCCTGTTCCATGTTTGTACCGGCAGAGGATTTTGTAGTGAGTTATGGGGCGGCAGACCTCGAAACATGTGAACGTGCCACCCATGTAATGAAGAAAACCCCTAACGAGGTATTGAAATTACAGCAAATGGGGTTCTATGCAGACATTGAGCTACCTGCACCAGCCCCTGATACTACTGAAATAGCTGCAAAGTACAGCAAACTCACTGGTGACAGTCCTAATTACGAGGTAGATCAACGGCACACACTGCTTGAGATCATGGTTAATGTGGATTTGCCCGGCTTTGAGGACTTGGATAACGGGGAACCTACCAAAATCGGGCTGCCTTATGTCATTACTGTGGACAAAAGCTCCAATCAGGTGCTTGCTATCCGTCGTAACTGGCATGAAGATGACGAATTAAAGCTAAAGCGTCAACATTTCGTCCATTACCAGTACTTACCGGGCCTTGGCTTCTATGGGTTCGGGCTGGTACACATGATTGGGGGCTTGACCAAGTCGGCAACCTCTCTGTTGCGTCAATTAGTTGACGCGGGGACGCTTGCCAACCTCCCCGGCGGCCTAAAAGCCCGTGGATTACGGATTAAAGGCGACGATTCGCCGATTATGCCCGGAGAATTCCGCGATGTGGACGTTCCCGGCGGTGTAATCCGCGACAATATCACCTTTTTGCCCTATAAAGAGCCATCTGCCGTACTTCACCAGATGTTGCAGGAAATTGTACAGGATGGCAGGCGTTTTGCCTCCGCAGCCGACGTAAAAGCGTCTGATATCAACGGTGAAGCGCCGGTTGGGACAACATTGGCGCTGCTTGAGCGCGAAATGAAGGTATTGAGCGCCGTGCAGGCCCGTGTTCATGCGGCGATGAAGAGAGAACTTAAAATTCTTTCCGGTATCGTCAAGGATTACGGCCCTAACGAATATCCCTATGGAAGTGAAGAGAATGCGGTCACTACCGAGGACTTTGATGATCGGGTAGACATAATTCCGGTGAGTGACCCCAATTCCGGCACTATGGCGCAGCGAATTATGCAGTATCAGGCCGCGTTGCAGCTATCTGCACAGGCTCCGCAGATGTATGACCTGCCCCTGCTGCACCGCCAGATGCTGGAAGTGCTTGGAATCAGGGATGCAGACAAGATCGTGCCGAGTACCGACGACATGAAGCCAACCGATCCGATTTCGGAGAATATGGACTTGATGATTGGCGAGCCAGTAAAAGCCTTCATATACCAAGACCATGAAGCCCATATAGAGGCACATGTCGCGGCTATGAACGATCCGAAGTTAGGCGAATTACTTAATCTGGCCCCAGATGCCCAGATGAAACAGGCTGCTCTTACCGCCCATATAGCAGAACATGTGGCCTTCCAGTACCGAAGAGACATCGAGAAAGAGCTGGGAGTAGCGTTACCGCCGGTTGATTCTAGTCTGCCGGAGGATATTGAATACCGTCTGTCACAGCTTGTCGGCCCTGCCGCTGCCCAGTTAACAGGAAAAGCGATTCAGGAGGCTGAGGCCGCAGAGATGGCAGCCCAGCAGGAAGACCCGGTCATGCAACTACAGAAGGCCGAGCTTGAGCTGGAAGCGCAGAAGGCCGCTGACAGGGTGCAGGTCGATATGGCCAAGATCAATGCTGATCTTAAAAAGGCTGCCGCCAAGGATGACCTTGAGCGTGACAAGTTAGCCGTTGACGAGATGATTGAGGGCGCGAAGCTGGGTGTTAAGATTGCCGAGACCAACACTCGCGAAGAGCTTGAAGCCAACAAGATAGCATCCAAGGATAAACTCGAAGGCGCTAAACTTGGGGTGCAGATCGCTAAGGAAATAATGATTGATGATCGCACCAGAGAGATAAGCGAAAGAGATAGAGATGATTGAGGTCTTCAGTAATCCGGCTCTTCAGGCGCTGCGTGAGCGGATACGGGTTATGATGAACGAAACCGCCGACCATCTCAGCGCGGGGGGTTGTAAAAACTTTGATGAATATTCCAAATGTTGTGGCATTATTGAAGGGCTTGCTATGGCAGAAAGAGAACTTCTCGATTTGAATAAGAAAATCGAAGAAGGCTGATTCTCCGCATGACGCGGTGCAAGCGACTCTGGACGTTTTTTTCCAGTGCAAGGACACACTAATGGCAGAAGC